GAAGACGGTATAGGTTCAGGGCTTCTTGATACCTTGACTAAAGGCAGAGGCTTGGATAGTTTTACAGGGTTTAGGAATCCATCATTGGGATATGATAAAGATAGATTTTATGGTAATCCACGCACTTCAAATACGTACAGGCTTAAGGATATGATGCTCCAAGGACACATTCATATTACTGATGAGGGTTTATTGCAAGAGCTTGAGACTTTAAGATATGAGTACGATCATAACCAGCGCAGGATATTAGTGAGCAAAGAGAAGATGAAGAAGCAGGGGGTCAAGTCACCCAACATGGCAGATGCTTTGATAATGGCTGTGAGCTTAATAGATGAGGTTACAAAGAAACAACAGAATGTGTATGGGGCGATAGCTAACCAGCGCAGGCCACAATCAGACAACTTGTTTGAAATAGCGGGAGTTCGATGAAGATAGCAAAATACTTAATGGATAATTACTATGCTCACACGAATAGAATGGATATTGTACCGACTCATGAACAGATTAACCAAGCTATTCTGAATCATCCTAACAAGATAATCGTTGTAAGGGACAAGGGAATATGTGGGATGGCATGGTTTCTTACCTTATCAGATGAGACCTATCAACGATTAGAGGACATAGATATTTCAAGGGTTGATGTATTACAAGCCTTGTGTTTAGAGAACGGGAAGAACTTTCACTTTGTATTACTTGCGGCAAACGGATTTAAGACAATTAAGATAGGTTTACGCAGGGCAATGAAGTTAAAACCAAAAACAATAAGCTGGTGGAATCCCAACTTTACAAAACTACATAGGTATATATGCCAATACTCCCATTTATCATAGCAGGAGCAGCCGTAGCAGGAGCAGCTACATCAATAGTTTCAGCGGTGCAGTCCTCTGACCAAACTAAGAAAGCAACCGAGAACGCCGCTAATCAACAAGCAGCAGCTAACGCTGCATTGGTTACGGCTCAGGATACAGCAAGTAGCCAAGCACAAGCGGCATTAAGTCAGAAGCGTCAAGCGGCAGGTGCTAGCCAAGACGTTTATACTTCACCATTAGGACTAACAACCCAAGCTAATACTGCGCGTAAAACACTTTTAGGAAACTAATATGATAGGCACAGAAGAACCAAAGAAGGTTAATAACGCAAAGCCAAGAGCAGATCAACTCCTAGACACGTACAGGATGCACAAAGGATTAAGGTCTAACTTTGAATCTTATTGGCAGAGTCTACACGACTACTTTTATATCGAAGCAGAAGATGTCAATACAACCTATTACCCGGGGACAGAACTAAACGCGTCATACCTATACGACTCGACAACCCTAGAGAGTGCGGACGTCTTAGCATCCGGGTTTATGAATTATCTAACGCCACCTACAAGCAAGTGGTTTGGTTTGACCCCCAAGAACCCAAAGAACAGGGCCAATAAAGCAATATGTAAGTTCCTAGAAGATTGCACGGATGAAGTTAATTATGCGCTCAACAAATCGAATTTCTACAATCAAATCATTGCGTCGTATAAAGGATCGGGAGTGTACGGCACAAGCATTCTCATTGAAGAAGAAGACTTGGAAGATGACATACGATTTAACTCCCTCGCTATCAAGAACGTTGTTTTGGTTGAAGATGGAAGGGGAAGGGTTGTCCAATACTTCATAGAGTTTGAGTATACTGCCAGACAAGCAGAGAGCAAGTGGGGACGTAAGGCTTTAGCTAGGCCGTTACAAGAGGAGTTAGAGTCTGGTAGTGAGAAGGCCAATAAGCACCTATTTTTACTTTACATAGCGACACGTCACGCAAGAGAAGTGCAGAAGTCAGATAAGAAGAATATGCCGATAGAGGCGGTTTGGATAGACCAAGAATCGCGTGTAATCATAGATGAGAGCGGATACAATGAGTTTCCTGCGTTCTGTCATAGGTTTGACAAGAGGCCATCCATTGTGTGGGGATTCAGTCCGGGAATGAAGACGTTGCCATTCGCTCGCATCTTAAACGCTATTGCCAAGACTAATCTAAGGGCTATGATGAAAGCGACTGATCCAGCCATAGCGTTGCCAGACAATGCTTTCATCATGCCGTTTAATCAGAATCCTAGAGCGATTAACTATTACAATAAAAAGATTATGGATCGCGGGGCTGCAGACTTGTTTACTTTACAGGGTGGCGCTAATCCAGAAGTCGGTATGCAAGCGCTTGAGTATTACACTAATCGTGTCAAGGCCATGATGTACAACGATGTTTTCCTAGCTTTTGATGCAATAGATAAGCGCATGAACAATCCAGAGGTCATGGAAAGAATTAACGAAAAGATGACCATGTTGGGGCCTGCGGTTGGTAGGTATGTATCTGAGATGCTTAACCCTGCAATCATACGAACCTTGGGTATCCTAGCGCGCAGGGGACGCCTTCCAAAGCCTCCTGTAGAGTTCATGATGGATCCTGACTATGAGATTGACTGCGTAAGCCAATTAGCACAGGCACAGCGTAGAAGCGAGTTAAATGCTTTAGTTGGTGGTCTGACGATTGTTTCACAGATGGCTCAGTTTGCTCCACAGGTAACTGATGCGGTTGATCCTGATAAGGTAGTTAATGAAGTCTGGGCGATTACGGGTGCTCCTGACCGTGTGTTGAGGGATGATGCTGAGATAGCGCAGTTGAGGCAGGTCCGTGGTCAGATGGCAAAGCAACAACATGATATGCAGATGGCGCAACAAGGGGCGGCGACTGTGAAGGATGGCTCACAGGTAGATTTGAATGTTGCAAAGGCTAAAGCGCATACAGGGATAGTTCCCCAAACGAGGGCGCAATGACAGTTGCAGAAGCAAAGACATTAAAAGCTAATATACACGCCACGTTTGAGAGTGCTCATGGCAAAGAAACAATGAGGTATATTGAGAAGATAGGATGCTGGACTCCTACGGTATACGATTCAGGAGAGACAAACGAGATTATCGCCCGCGATGCTAACAGGCGCTTAATAGGAACTTTAAAGTCAATAATGATACTGACGGCTGAACAGATAGCCGCCTTAACGGAGGAATGATATGTCTGATCCATCAATGCCCACATATGCTTCAGGAACCATCGCTTTAATGAGTACAGACGTTATCGCAGACAGCTCAACGAATACGACAGGAAGCACAACATCTTTAGTACAGCTAAGAGCGATAGGGGTTGGTACATTTAATGCAGACCATAATAATTGGGCGTTGTCTAAGGGCACGCCACAAGGGTTTCCGGGGCTACAAACATGAGTCAACAATCAAGTTCAGCGCAGGATCCAACGTGTCCTACATATGCGGCCGGTACAATAGCAACATCTAATGGTTCAGCTATTATGATGAATAATAACGATAGCGCGGCACCGGGGCAACCCAATGGATACGCCAATACGTTCCCGGCATTAACAGTTGGTTCGTTCAATGCCGGATGGACAAACGGATATTTAACACAAACAAAACAGCCGGTCTATTGTAATGGGCTGGCTTCTTTCGGAAACACGGGACTACAAAGTTAAAGGAGAGAGTATGTCAAGAACAGGTAGAGCGCATCCGCGCAGAGGTAGTATCAAAGTACCAACCAATCCAGCACAACCGAAAGGATAAGTATGCCAGAAACAATCGTGGACAACACAGCCGCCCCAGTCGTGGATAACGGAAGTGCCCAAGCAGCAGCTGCAGGTTTAGAAGCGGGAAGAATAGACCCTAATAGGGGCGCAGCATGGAAAGAACGCATAGCTAATGCCGATGTAAGAAACAGTCTTTCAAAGTTTGATGATACACCCGAAGGCATTGGGAAGCTTGCAGAGAGTTATAACAATCTTGAACAGCTCTTAGGACGCGACAAAGTCCCAATCCCTAAAGACATTAACGATGTTGAGGGATGGAATCGTTTGAGTAAAGCTTTAGGCGTTCCTGATAAGGCAGAAGGTTACGGCCTTGCGGATGCTTCTATACCGGCCGATCTTGCACAGATGGGTCTGACTTTAAACAAGAACGAGTTTGCAGAGGTCATGCACGCTCACAAGGTCCCACCGGGTGCTGTTAAGGGTATCTGGGATGTTTACCAACAAAAGGCTATAGGCGCTTACAAACAGGCTATGGTCAAACAGAAAGAGCAATTAACCAACACCGTTAATACGCTTCGGGGTGAGTGGGGAGATTCTTACGATACTAACGTCGAATTAGGACAGATGGTTATAAATAAGTTTTCAGATTCTAAAGAGACAAATGATAAGATCACTGCTTTGTTGTCGAGAGATCCTGCTGGTATTAAGTTTCTTGCTAAAGTGGGTGAGCAGTTTGCAGAGAACAAAGTTCCAGAGTTCCAAATGAAGCGATTCAGTTTAGCTCCTGAGGAAGCTTTGGAAGAAGTCACTAAGATCAAGATGGATATGGACGGCCCGTATATGAATAGCAAGGGTCGTTGGACACCTAAAGAACATGATGCGGCAGTTGACCGGGTGAACCATTTGCTCGGAGTATACCAAAAAGGCAGACAAGGGTAACCCCTGCTGATTGGTTTGTAGTGCGGACAAGCGAAAGCCCCGCGAATGTAGGTGGTTCCATGAGAGGCCCCGAAAGGATAAGCCAAACAAGAACAACAAACTTGAATTAACTTTATCTAAATAGGGGATGTCAAAATGGCCGATACGCAAAATGCTATCTACGCCCAAGCCTACTCACAAAACATTATGCAGTTGGCACAGCAGAAGTATTCCAAGCTGTACAACACAGTCTACATGAAGCCTAATGTCCGTGGTAAGGCTTTCTTTCAAGATCAGATTGGGCAATGGGCAATGTCCTTAAAAGCTGGTCGTA